TCTTATAGTTGCGGCTTTCTCATCATAATCTTGATCTGTCATAAAAGCATATAACAAATCAGCAGGAATAGATGGACCAGCTCCAATAAATTCTCCAACAGCATTTGCCATATTAGGATCGCCAAATCTTAAATCTTGTCCAAGCATAGGTCTAATACCAACAGCTTCATCAAACATACCACCTGATACAGTTTCTAACATAAAGTTAGCATCAGTAAATATACCTGCAATACCTGATAATTCTACACCTCTAATAATTTTTTCTTCTAATGGTTTTTGTACCCAGTATCTAGGATTCTTAAAGTAATCTCCCATCATACCCATACTAACCATAGCGGCAACACCACCCATAACTTGTAGTTCTCTACCTTGTAATCCTGATATTAATAATTTTCTGTTTGCCGCAATAGCCCATGAAAAGAATTGGAATGGTAATCCCATATAAGAATTACTAAACTTTCCACCTCTTGTAGTTTTTTGAAATCCAAAGAACCTACCCATATTATTATCAAATAGTTTTGCGTATGCTTCATCATTAACTCTAAACACACCATGCATTAAATTTAATTGATCTGTAGGTGTAGGAGTAATAATTGTTCTATTTACATCTGCATATAGGGCTTGTCTAAATTTTCTAGCCGCTTGTTGTCCACCATTTTTACCAATCCATCCATTAGCATTTGGCATTAACAATCCATCTAATTCTTCATATGGCATATCAGCAATTAGCTTTGCAGTTTTTTCATCAATACCATAACTAGCTAATCTAGTTTTTATAAAGTCAGCTTCTTTGTTATTTTTAAAAGTACCTTTAGCTACCTTTAAACTATCTTCTATTAATCTATGAGAAGATATTACACCTTGATATTGTTTCCACATCTGTGTCCAAGGAGTAAGTAAGTTAGCAAAATAAAATGGACCTTGTGCTTTATTCAATGGTTGTCCTAAGAATCTATCAAACTTTTTACTTAACCATCCTTTACCTAAACCTACTTGACCACCATCTTCTATAAATCTTTTTCTTGATGATCCTAAAGTTACTTCCATTGCTGGTGCAAAGTATTTAACTTGTTCTAATGCTTTAGAATATGCTCCTAAGTTAGTAGTAAAATCTCCTATAATAGGTTTAAATGTTTTACTAAAACCATTTACCATTACAGGTCTAGCCGCATCTACTAATGCAGAAAAAATTACTTTACCCATAAATGCTAAACTTGCCCAATCTCTTAGGAATGCCGCAGTTCTTTTAGAAAAAGATGCAGGGTCTTCTGTATTAAGTGTACCTAATATTTTATCCTTTTCATCTTCAAATGCATTTAATACTTTATCTATTTTAAGATTGTCTTTGTCTTTTTTTAATTCTTTAGTAATTAATCTTATTTCTGTTTGTGTTAAAAAATCATCTAAGTGTCTATCTCCAAACTGTCTAGTAAGTTCTATAGCATGACTCATCTTAGTAGTGTATTGACGCATAATAAAATTAATATCTGTTTCAATAAATTCTATTACATCTCTATTAGGAATATCTAATGTTCTTGACATTAAAGATTTAGTTCCTGCTCTCCATTGTTTTCTATTCTTATCAAAGCCCCATCCTGATATTCCCTCGCCATCCATATGATTAGCTTCATTATCAATTATCTTATTAAAAGCATCATCAACTCTTTTATCAATAGCTTCAGGAGAAGTAGATAGTTCTACCTCTTTACCTTTCTTTCTTATAATAGGATTAGCAACAAAATGTCTTCTTAGTATTTTTTTAAACGCTTCAGGGTTAGCCATAATTTTATCTCGTAACCAATATCTAGGCATAAAGTTTCTGCCTTGTTCATATGGTGGAGATATAGATTCTGCCATCTCATCAAACTCTCCTTTAAGAGTTCTGTATTCACTTTGTAATCTTGATTTAAGTTTTGTTAATCTTTCTATTTGTAATCCATTTAATGCTTTATCAGATAACAAATCATCTATTTGAGATATAGAACCTGCTTTAATTTGCATCATTCTTTTATAAGAACCTTGTGATGCAAACATATGTAACTTAGTAGCTTCAGCTTCATACTCAGCAAAAAACTTTCTAGCTTTTGTTGCCGCTATTTTAACTTGTGGATTCAAACCTACATCATCAAATACTTTATCATCTACTATAGCTTCTGATACTTTGTTATAAAACTGTTGCATTGATAATGCATTAGGATCAACTTCTTGGTTACGACCATTAACAAACTTTCTAGTAAAATTATTAATTGCATCTTTTGCTCTTATGCCACCTTTCTGTAAATTCATATCTAAGATTTTTCTACTGTTTCCATTGCCTACTCTATGTGCAACAAATTCATCATCTATTGATTGTAATGTAGTTCTTAAACCTGAATACCATTTTGTAAATGAATCCATTATAACTGAGTTAGCTGTAGGTACTCCCTCTTTGTTACCTCTCATAGCTGTAGCAAAATCTCCACCTAACTCTTGCATCTTTCTTGCATAGTATGGGTCTTTAAATGCTTTCATTACTGCTCCATAATTAGTCCATCCCTCTACAAACTCTAATAGTTTATTTGTATCTGTTGTTCTTGGAGCAGAATTAATTTTTATAATATCATTAATAACATCATCATTTAATCTGTTTTCATAATCTATTAACTTCTCTCCTTTTTTTCTTTTAGTATATAATCTACTAAAGATTTCTTTTTTCATTCTGAAGTTAATATAATCATCAGGAGTCTTAAACATTTTTCTAGGTAAAGGATTTGCTCCTGCAATATCTGATACTAAATGCTTACCTTGTGTATATAAATTTCTTAAATATGTTTCATCAACAACAAGTTTATTACCTGATTTAACACCTTGGAATACAACTGGGTTATATCTTTTACCTGTAAAACTATTTGTATTACTTACTTCTACTCCAGTATTATATGCATCATCTCCTACTTTATATGACCAACCATTTTCCCAAGTATTTCTTCCCTCAGTTTTAGCATGAGATTCAAAGTAGTTATCACTAATTTTATTAATACCACCTTTTTCTGTAATAGTTTTTCTAGTAACTGTTTTACCTAATGCACCACTAAATAAACCTCCAAGTAAAAATGCACCACCTATATACATAGCTGTTTCTTGATTACTTGCAGTAGGATCATTTGCTCTTCTAATTGGTTCTGTTGCACCAACTAAACCTGCTGACATTAATCCACCTTTAACAAACTTATGTCCAAAGGATATTCCTTTAACAAATGGTATAGGTATTAAATTAATAGGATCGCCTAAACCTGCAACTAGAGCAGGCATAATTCCTCTTTCACTTGATTCTAATCTTTCTCTTCTCATCAAGTTTCTATCTATCTTTTGTTTTAAAAAATCATGGTGGTCTTTGTTTATTACATCAACAAACTTACCTGCGTATTGTTCATACCCTGCTAAATTATCAGGATCAAATGGATCATAATCTTTATCTATACCACCACTTGTATATCCATTGTCATGTGCGTAAGTATCTTTTAATTGTCCTACCCAAGATAAATTCCATTCATCAGCTACATCAGACCAAAACCCTGAATCAAATTCAAATTGTCTTCCTACATTATGTGGAGATGGTGTGTACTGTGCATTAATATTTTGAAATACAGTTAAGTCTTCTTCTCGTTCTTGATTATTATATGTTTGGTTTCCTGATTTATCATTTGGATTAGCCATGCTATTCTCCTAATGGTATTGTTTTAATCAACTCATCATTATCAAATTGCATTACATTATCTTTATATTTTTGAGAATTGTATATCTTTTTCATTTCATAAGGTATGCTTTGTGATAAATATTCTTTAGGTATATTTGCTCTATCTTCTAAGAAGTTCATTCTTTTATTTCTATAATCATTAATCATTTTTTCATAACCTGCATTCATATTTAGATTTTCCATATTTTGTTTATAGTCAGGAATAGGATCATAAACTATAGGCAACATATTTTTATCTATTAATGGAGTAGCTTTTCCATTTTGATTAACAAATACTACATAATATTTTGGTGTTGCATTATTAATATCAGTAGCTTGTAAGAATATATTTTTACCAAATTCAGGTTTAAATTGATCTATAGCAGAATAATCTTCTGAGTTTTTAACTAAGTAATTAATAGCTGGTGTCATCCATTCTATATTCATATTACCATTACCATCAGGTAAAGAAAATTTTTCAGGAGGACTATTAACAAAATGAGATTTATTTTGATACTCTCCCTCTTTTAATTTTATATTTCTAAAATTAGAATAACCAAACTTAGAAAGACCAAAACCTGTTTCTCCATTCATAACATATTGTAATGCATCTTTAATTAAAGGTTTAGTATCATTTTCATTTCTCAATGGCATTCCCTCTATAATATCTAAATGTACTTGTTTAATAACTTCTTGTACTAATATTTCTGATAAAATAGGTACACCATCTGCACCATCTATTGATGATATTAATTTACCAGTTTCTTTTACAATGTATGCATTTAAATCATTAACACTTTTAACTCTACCATTTGAAGAAAATGCTATTGCTTGTGATGCACTTTGAAAAGATTGTTTATTATAATCATTATAAAAGTTTGTTACTTCTGCTAATGCATCTACTAAATTAGGATTTAAAGATAATGCATTTTCTACTGCAAGGATTCTATTTTTAGTTTTTCTATCTATACCTAGTGTAGAAAATATATCCATCTCTACATTAGAAACATTCTCATCTATTTTAAATGTATGTCTATAATCTTTCATGTAAGTTATGATGCCTGAGTTTCTTAATTGTTCTATGGAGTTTTGATTAAAATTTCCATATGCCGCTTCTATATTATTAATAACAGATTCAGGTAATACATGCTGTGTAGATATAGACCATTTTAAAAACTTAGTATTGCCTAATGCATTTTTAGTATCTACTCTTTCTATTTCATCTACTGAACTATTAAAATCATTAACCATGTTTTCAAAACTAGCACCTTTAAATAAATGACCTGAGTATTCTTTTTTAGTCATACTACCTGTACTAGCATTCATACCAATAGCTGTTTGATTTTTATTATGTGCATACAAAGATGTAATAGATGTATCAGTAGTTTTTTGTGTAAGCATAGACTTTAACATATTAGCTTGGTTACTAAATGCTGTTCTTATATCTGATAATACACCAAAGTTATTTTGTGTTCTTGATTGTAAATCTGATTTATTAATTACTTTTTTTTCTCCATTAGCCATTGTAAGTGTAATCTTATTTGGTCCACTTATCTGTATTAAAGAAGCTATCTTTGTATAATTATTAATAGCATTTTGTATATCCATAGAAGATGCATTATCTAAATCATCTATATGAACACCTTTAAATAAATTCATTGTGTTAGCTTTAATATATTGATCTTTAATAAACTGAGAACCTGTAGCTTCTGCATCAACTACATTGTTATCTTGTGCTATTGTTGTTTTTTCTTCTAACTCTTTAATTAATTCTAAAGATTTTTTATTATCTCCATTAGTAAATAAATGAGAGTTAATAGAATCAACTGCAACTTTTTTGGTATTAGTCCATTCAACACCAAGTATCTGTTCTCTATGTCTGCTAAAGTTTGTAGCAACCATTCTACCATGCATACCATGTTGTTCTTCTGCAAATGTTTGTGCTACTATTTTAAATTTAGGTTCTAGTTCATTTAATAATGGTTCTAATCTAGCATCTACTACTGTAGAAAAATTTTGTTGTGTATCATAGTTTTCTTCTGCTGTTGTTCTTTCTTCTAAAATAATATTTTTAATATTAGTAAATACTTCATCTCGATATCTATTGTATATTTCTTTTTCAAAAGTTTCTTTACCTGTAACAGTATTCAAATGTTTAGGCATTTCTACTTTAGTAGGTACAAATTGTTCTTTAAGTTCTCCTGTTGTATCTGTGTAAGTTACTTTCTTTTCTCCAAACTCATAATTCTGTGCCGCTTCTTCTCCTATTTTTTTACCAAACGATTGAAGTTCTTTTAATCCAACATCAGCAAATTGAGTTACTAAACTATTTAATTGATTAGCTTGTGTAATAGATGCATCTGCCATTGCCGCAAATCCACCACCTCTATTAACACCTATCTGTTCTGTATATCTAACTTGTTGTGTTTCTTTTTTTAATGCCATACTATACCCATCCTTTTTCTTTAGCTATTGGATATCCTGACATTAATGATCTACCAACAGTTGCTAATTTACCTGATTGATATTTAGCTTCTGCCGCTCTACCTGATAAGTCTGCTTGTTGTACTCCATACAATGCGGCTAATCTTTTTTCGTTACCCATTAATTTTATTTTCTCTATGTCTTTTTTAACTACTTCTTTATTAGCTTTAAAGAATGCTCGTGATGATGCTGAGTCTGTAGTAATATTCATTGTACTTAACATAGCCCTATTAGTAGATAATTGAGAAAGATATTTCTTTTTTCTTTCATTTTCTTCTGTCATTGTTTGGATATATTCGGCATCAGCTTTAGCTTTATATTGTTTAGCTTGAAACTCAGCTTGTTGTTGCTGATATCTCATAGCTTGTTTTTGTGCATTGATACTCATCATAGTACCACCTGCAATCATACCTATTTGTGATACTGCCGCTAATGTAGATGCTGTTCCAGCAGATGCCCCCATAGCTGTAAATATAACTGGACTACACATTAATAATATATCTCCGAAGTTATACCTAAGATTCTAACTGGCAAAGGTGCTGATTGACTAATTGTTAAATTTGGTTCTAAACTATATCCTAATGTGTACACTTCTTTCTTTCCTGTAAAACTTGTTAATCCACTTGATGTATTCAATGTTGTTTCTGTAAGAATTACATCATTTGTATTTATTTGTATATTATAAGTTGAAGACAATTCTATAACACTCTTACCTATTTTTCTAGGTAATCCAGTTAATTGTCCGCCTTGAATAGTTGCATCAATAGGTAATGTTTCTAAAGTAATATTATAATCTAATCCTAAATCACAAGCTGTAGTTGGTGTGCCAATAGTAACATTACCACTTCCATCTACTGTACCATTACCATAATAATAGATAGCACCACCCTCAGTTGATCCAGCAGTTGCAAATACTTTTTTACCAACATGAGTAGTTAATCCTGAGAATACTTTGCTAGTAACAAATTGTAATGCTGTGTTATCTGCTTGTGAAACAGCCGCATTAATTACTACTGTGTACTCTCCACTATTACCAGTAGCATTAACTGATTGTATTGTATAAGTTGTACCTGTTCCTCCAAATTGGAATGTTTCTCCTTGGCTAGGAGCATTAGTAAATCCATCTACTATCATGGTACTTGTATTAGAAATAGCACCATTTACTTGAGGTGTTCCATGTGGTTGATAACTTCCTGATATAGTTTTAGTTACTGTATAATCTGTAGGTACATCAAATGAAGTAGATGCTTGTTGTTCTAAACTATAATAATCAGAACCATTTATAGTTCTTTTAACTGCTGTATATATTCCATTAGTTGTACAAGCTACAGAAATATATTCTCCATCTGTATTCCATTGCATCCATCCTGCTATTTTTTCATTTCTTTGAGAAGTAAATATTCCCATAGTACCATCTGAATTAACTACAAAATAAAACTGTTCTGTTCTATCAGCTATAGAAGTTAATTTAGCTGTATCAGTTGGTGTGGATATTAAATGATTAGATAATAACGATATACTATTAGAAGAAAATTCTTCTGCCGCAGTGCTATATAAAAACTCTCTAACTGTTTTACCATTGTTTTGTATAAAAATTGTAGCATTATCAAAGATTCTTGGCTTAGCTTTTAATTGAGAACCAAGATTAGATTGACTTACTATTCTTATATCTGTCGGTGTAATAGGTTTAGATACTTGTGGTTTTAAATAAAATTCTCCTGTGCTTGTAAGTATCTGTAATACTTTTCCTGATATTAAATGTCTTATTTCATTTACTTGATCTGATGCTATTTGTATTTGTACTGAATCAGAATCTTCTCCATCTCCTACATCAAAGTTAAAAAAGTCTGATACCATACTAGCTTGTATTCCATCAGGTAATGCTGTTACTCCACCAAAAAATAATCTTTGTTCATGGAATGTAACTGTATTAGGAAAACCATTAACAGAAGAAAATACTTGTTCATCCCAGTTTCTAGTAGGTGGATGACCAGTAATTAATACTCTAACACCACCACCATCTACAGATTCAGTTGCAGTATCAGAAGCACCAGCAGTATAAGTAAAATGATTATCATCAGTAACAGTTATAGTAAATGTACCATTTAAATTTCCACTAGCTAAACCACCACCATCTGTATCAAATATATCTTCTGCACCTGAAATAGTTATAGAAGCTCCAGTTGTAAATCCATGTGCTACCATAGTAACTTCTACTGTTCCTGAACCTTGTGTAGTTTTAAAAGGATCATCATCTAATTCTATAGATACATCATCTAATAATGTTCCTGTTACTACTGTAGATGAAGTATATCCTGTTACAAGTATTTCTGTTCCATGATATCTAACAATCATTCCAACATAAGCTGATGTCCAATAAGCTGTATTAGTAGTTAATGTTACACCAGTAGTACCTTTAGATGTATTATTAATATCTAATGTAATATCATCATCAGCAAATTTAAAATAAGGTTGATATGTTTTTTCTCCATTAACACTTGTTTCAAAACCAAAAGCTGTTCTTGTAAATGATGTTGATCCTATTCTTTGTATTACTTGTGGTACAAAATCTTGGTGTGTAATTATCATTGTATCGCCTGATTGTGTCATATCCATTTCAAACAAGTCTGCTGTTATCCAAGGACAAGATGATAATGTTGCTACTAAAGTTCCATTAGTAGAATAAATTTTTAATGTTTGGTTTTGAAAAGCAAAGATGTATTCTTGATTTTGATTAAATATAAATGCTTCTAATCTACTTGTGCCACCAAGGTCTGCTCTTGCTACTGAACCTCCTCTTCGTTCAATACCACCTTGGTTAATAGGAATTACATTCCTAGCTTTTTTTAAACCTTGTGAGTATGCAGATAAATCAACACGAGATAATATTGTAGGGTCAAGTTCTCCTCGTAAAAAACTAGCTTGATGAACCCTTTGTCTTGCCATAGTTCATCCTATCTAATTCCGCTCAACGCAGTATGGTTTCTAATATTTCTAAATCTATTTAAATCTAATGTTCTTGAAGTTTGTGCTTGTGCATCTGTAGCTTTTGCTATTGCCATCTGTGCTATTGCTCTTTTATGATATAGTTCAGATAGTTGATCGTTTCTTGCTATTGCACCAGCAAACAAAGACGCCAGTTCGAAAACCAGCGTCTGTTTGAAGTAGGGAGGAAAAATGCTTTCACTAGGTTGAAAGGTATAATCCGCTATTACAGTATCACTAGATGTAGTGTTTGTAAATAAATTTTGTCCATATCTATCATATTTAATAATATCATCTCCTACTGTAACTGTATGAATTATATGTGCATCACTTGGTAATGCATATGATGAATCATATCTAGCATCAGGATTAGTTGTATTTTTACTTAGTTGTGCTTGTTTAGATGCAAATCTCCATCTACATCTTGTTAATAAATTTTCTAAAGTTGATTCGTATAATTGGTTTGCTACTTTTGATTCAGTTGTATTTTGAGTAAAACTTGAGATTGTATTTGCTCCTACTAGGACAAGTGCTTTATTACATATATCAAATTTACTATCAGCCATATTTTAGTTCTATATTAAATGTAGGGGGAAGTAAATCCCCCCACATAACTATTTATTATGTACCATTGATAGTAGTAACAGTAGCCGCACCTGTTGCAGATGAAACTACAATCATATCTACAGTTCTAGTACCACCTGTTGAACCAACAGCTATGATAACATCATTCTGTTTAAGTTCAGCAGTAGCATTATTAAAGTAGCCACTACCTATGATTGTTCCGATTGCGTCAGCAGAATCATATAGGAAAACACTATTTGACCCACCTGCAATTTTCTTTAAGTTGCTTGATGTGTATGCCATGTTATATCTCCTATTCTGTTATTTGACATTCAATCATACCATTACCATCAATCTCTACTACTCCAAGACTCATGTATGATGTGATTAAGTTACTGACTTTTTCAGGAATGTAGTTGATCTCAGTTCTAATATCAGAACCCATAGCTACACCGATTGCAGACTTGTGATAAGCATGACAATCTCTAGTAGTAGAGGCTTTTGATAGACCAGAATGAGTGAACCACATAAATCCAAGCCATCTCTTCGCAGTTAATCCACCAGCGTATGGTAAATCAGCTTCGCCTACATATTCAGCACGAGAGAATTGATCTATTTGAAGTAGATCAGCCCAACCTGCAGGAGATACTACAAAGTATCTTTGTCCATCATCAGGTACATCAGCCGCTCCAAATGATTCATAAACTGTCAATGCTTTTGCTAGAGTTAATCCAGCAGAACCATGTACAACATTATTTGCATTTGAACCAGCGTCTAATACATCAATGATTAGTTGGTCTGTTTTTCTCCCCAATGCCGCCGCCGCAGATTGAGATAGAACTTGTCTTTCGTCAATGTTAGTTTTTAGCTCGTCTAATCTATCGACATAATCTGCCGCATAGAAATCCGCTAAAGTAACATCAACAGTTGAGTGAGTGATATCCATAGTTGGAATCTGAGCGTGTCTGCTTTTTGAAACAGCACTACCAGTACCGACTTTTTGGAATCTCGCCTGACTCCCCTTTACATTATTTACTTGCCTTATTGTGTTTCTTAGCTTTGATCCCATTCTTTGATAAGCCATGTGGACTTCAGCTTCGAACTGTTTAATAAAGGCAGTTGAAATAGATGTACTCATATTTATACTCCTTTGTTAGTCGTTGTTATTAATTAAACAGTTGTCCGCATTAAATTAATTCGGTTGTCCATAAAGGACCGATCTCTTTTAATATGGGCTGTGTACCCTTTTTGACTACATTATGTAGTCGTTTATAGAAGTACAACACTTTTACATTTTTTACAAGCATAGGTTTAGAAAAATTATATCCTTGCCACTTTAACCATCTAATAGATTTAGTATGTTCTTCTGTAATGTAATTGGACAAATATATGTAATGTTCTTCTAGGTAATGTAACCATTTCTTGTTTCTTTTAAGGAAATATAGATAGTTTTTATCTAATTCTGTAGAGGATAAGAACCATATTGTGCCGATTTTATTATCTCTTCTTGATGGTACAGCACCAAATATTGCGGCAACTTTATGTTCTTTTGTTAATATTGTAAATGAATGTACATTAGGTCTGCTATATCTAAATGGTTGAAGTAATGCTTGTAGGGGATCAAGCCCCCACAAAGCAATCTCATACCTGTCCAATGGCTTTAAGTTAGGAGCTAAAAGAAAACAATGTTCAGGTATAGTTTTTTCAACATATAACATTAACCCCTATAGAGTCT